GCTGATATCTTTATCAAGCCTGCAAGAAGTATTAACTTTATAACATTGAGCTTCGTAGCAACTAGGTCCGGAGTAGAATTCTCCGAGATCTCAGGTTCATAGGAGATAAGACATGGCAATATTAGGCGTAGACGATTTTAAATCAAAATTAGTAGGCGGTGGAGCAAGGTCTAACCTTTTCAAGGTGACTATGAACTATCCAAGTTATGCACAAGGCGATGTTGAACAAACATCTTTCATGTGTAAAACGGCTCAAATGCCTGCATCAATTATAGCACCTATCCCTGTTTTATTCAGAGGTAGAACATTGCAAATAGCTGGTGACAGAACATTTGATCCATGGACAATCACTGTCATTAATGACACTGGTATGGAAGTTCGTAACGCTATGGAACGTTGGATGAATGGTATTAACAATAATAACGAAAACACAGGATTATCTAATCCTACTGACTATCAAGCTGACGCAATTGTTGAACAATTGAATAAGGCTGGAGAAGTTACAAAGAAATATGACTTTAGAGGTCTATTTCCAACTAACATTTCTGAGATAGAAGTAAGTTATGATTCAGAAAATACTATAGAAGAATTCACATGTGAATTCCAGGTACAATACTGGGAATCAGATACCACTTCTTAGATATATAAATAATTTCAGAGGGGACATAAAATCCCCTCTGATTATGTGAGGAAAATATGGCAGAACTATTTGGTTTTGAAATAAAAAGAAAGCTAGCTCAAAAAGAGCTACCTTCATTCGTTCCTAAGACGGACGAAGACGGCTCCGGTGTTATTCAAGCTGGAGGACACTTTGGCGCGTACATTGATATGGACGGCGACAAAGTCAAAAATGAAGTTGACTTAATTTTAAAATATAGAGATATATCAGCTCAGCCAGAGTGCGATGCTGCTATTGAAGATATTATAAATGAATCAATAGTAGGAGACCATGATGAGTCTCCTGTAAATATAGTTATGGATGAACTTGAAATATCTGATAAGATGAAAGAATCAGTTAAGTTTGAGTTTGATGAAGTTTTAAAACTTTTAAATTTTAATGCGTACGCGCATGACATATACAAAAAATGGTATGTTGATGGAAGATTACCATATCATATCATTATTGATAATAAAAATCCTAAAAAGGGAATTAAAGAATTGCGATATATCGATCCTACCAAATTAAGAAAGGTGAAAGAGATTGAAGAAAAGCAAGACCCTAGAACAGGAGCTAAACTTATTGAAAAGATAGATGAATTTTTCTTGTACCAAGATAAAACAATGAATGGTGCAGAACAAGGTTTAAAAATATATCCAGATGCAATAGCATATTGTACATCAGGTGTTATGGACCCTGGAAGAAAAAGAATATTATCTTATTTACACAAAGCATTAAAGCCAGTTAATCAACTTAGAATGATGGAAGATTCATTGGTTATATACAGAATATCACGTGCCCCAGAACGTAGGATATTTTATATTGACGTAGGTAATTTACCAAAGGGTAAAGCTGAAGAATATCTAAGAGGTATTATGAATCAATATAGAAACAAATTGGTATATGATGCTAAGACTGGTGATATCAAAGACGATAGAAAACATATGAGTATGTTAGAAGATTTCTTCCTACCAAGAAGAGAAGGTGGAAGAGGTACTGAGATTACCACGCTACCAGGCGGCGAAAACTTAGGACAAATAGATGATATAGTATATTTTCAAAAGAAACTATATAAATCTCTTAATGTACCTATGAATCGTTTAGAACAAGAGGCTCAGTTTAGCTTAGGAAGAAGCTCTGAAATAACTAGAGACGAAGTAAAGTTTAAGAAGTTTATAGACAGATTAAGAAAAAGATTCTCTGATTTGTTTATGCAACTATTAAAAACTCAATTATTACTTAAAGGTATTATTACCGAAGGTGATTGGAATGAATGGAAAGAAAGTATAGCCTTTAATTATATTGAAGATAACTATTTTTCTGAACTTAAACAATCAGAAATGTTGAGAGAAAGATTTGAAATGTTAGGAAACCTAGATGAATATGTAGGTAAATACATCTCAAATGAGTGGATACGTAAAAACATTCTACGTCAAACTGACGATGAAATTGAAGAAATTCAAAAACAAATCGATCAAGAGACTAAAGATGGAGAAAACAATCCACCAGATGGAGAGGACCCACGTTGGAATGATTAGTGGGACTAATAAATTTATAAATATATAAGCAAGGATTAAGAAATGAATGTAAATGATTTGATACTAAATTTAAACGATGGCGATAACGTTTCAGCTAATAAGCAGTTTAAAACTGTGATGGCTGATAAATTAACCGCAGCACTTGATGCTAAGAAAGTAGAAGTTGCATCAAGTATGGTTCAGCATAATGTAGCTGAAGAAGAAGAACAAACAGAGGTTTAAAACCTCTTTACTAGGTATTTAAATGAAATTAATAACAGAATACGTAGAACAAGATATAGAAGTTATACAGGAACAGAAAAAGAATGGAGAAAAGAATTTCTTCATTGAAGGTGTGTTCATGCAAGCTGCTAAAAAGAACAGAAATGGTCGTGTATACGAGAAAGCAACTCTTGAAAATGCTGTAGAAAAATACGTGACCGAACAAGTTAAACAAGGAAGAGCTGTTGGAGAGTTAAATCATCCAGAAGGACCAACAGTAAACCTTGATAAAGTTTCACACAAAATCAATGATTTGCATTGGCAAGGAAATGATGTTGTAGGAAAGGCATCGATACTTAAAACCCCTATGGGAAAAATAGTCGAAGGACTACTCGAAGGTGGAGTTAAGCTTGGTGTTTCAAGTCGTGGTATGGGAAGTCTTGTATCGAAGAATGGCGCTCAATATGTGGGAGATGACTTTTTGTTGTCAACTATAGATATTGTTCAAGACCCAAGTGCTCCAAGTGCGTTTGTAAATGGAGTTATGGAAGGTGTTGAATGGGTATGGGATAATGGGCTTATTCGTCAACAAGATATTGAAGTAATTGAGACTGAAATTAAAAGTGCTAAGCGTAAAGATTTGCACGAAGCTGAAATAAGAGCTTTTAAAAATTTCCTCTCTAAATTAAATCTAAAAAAATAGAGGAGACTATTATGTCAGACGACGTATTAAATAACGCCGAAGATATCGTAGATTCTGTTGAAGAAGAGCAAGTAGACGAGCTCGTTGAGAATGAAAATTTAGACGAGGAGTCACTTGAAGAGACTTATAAAAAAGGCGGCAAGAAAAAATTGCATGCTAATTATGAAGACTCTAAAGAAGATAAACCAGAAGAAGTAGAAGAAGAGGAAGAAGACGAAGAGGAAGTCAAAGAAATGGCTCCTGCAGTTGAAATGCCTAAAACTAAAGCTGGCGTAATTCAAGCAACAGTAGATATGATGAAAAAGGCTAACGCACAAGACGCAAAAAACCTTTATGCACAGTTAATTAAAGTTGATGGTGTTGAACCAGAATTAAAATCAGAAAAAGAAGCAGAAAAAGCTGTCTCTAGCAAAATGCCAGAGCCTAAAGCTAAAGCTGCTGTCGAATCAATTGATTTTGATGAAGATTTAGACGCTATAATCAATGAAGAAGCAACTCTGTCTGAAGGATTCCGTGGAAAAGCAAGTGCAATTTTTGAAGCAGTACTTACAAGTAAGTTAAGCGAAGAAGTTGACCGTTTAGAAACAGAATATGCGCAAAACTTAGAAGAAGAAGTATCTGAACTTCAATCTTCACTAGTAGAAAAGGTAGATTCATACCTTAACTATGTTGTTGAAGGATGGATGAAAGAGAATGAACTTCAAGTAGAAACAGGTCTTAGGACTGAAATCGCTGAAGAGTTTATGACTTCACTTCAATCAGTGTTCAAAGAACACTACATCGAAGTTCCTGAAGGTAAAGAAGACTTAGTTGATGACCTCAACGAGCAAGTCACTGAACTAGAAGAGACTTTAAATAAAACCACAGATGAGAATATCAAATTACATGAAGCTGTTCAATTACATGAAAAAGCTGAAGTAGTAAGAGAACAATCATCAGGGCTTGCAGAAACTGAAGCTGAGAAATTAGCATCATTAGTAGAAGACATTGACTTCGATAGCAAAGAAAGCTTTGAAATAAAAGTTAAAACTGTTAAAGAATCATACTTCGCTAAAGAAGTTAACGAATCAGTTGATGAAGTAGACAGCTTATTAGGAGATGGAGAGGTCGATTTAGACACTTCTGACTCTATGAGCCAATACACACAAGCTATAACTAATTTCACTAATTAAGGGAAAATAAAAATGTTTAACGCAGATAAAAACTTAATGGAAAAGTGGGGTCCTGTACTCGATCACGACTCAGTCTCACCTATCCAGGATAACTACAAGAAAGCTGTCACAGCTAGATTGTTAGAAAACCAAGAAGTTGCCCTACAAGAAGAAAGATTACAAGCTCAAGGAAATTTCATTTCTGAGGCTGCAGCCGCTAATAATATTGGCGGTGGTAATATTGGTTCATTCGACCCAGTATTAATCTCTCTTGTACGTAGAGCAATGCCTAACCTTATTGCTTATGATATCGCTGGCGTTCAGCCAATGAGTGGTCCTACAGGACTTATCTTTGCAATGAAATCAAAATACTCAACTCAGGGCGGAACAGAAGCTCTATTTGACGAAGCTGATACTGACTTCTCAGGAACAGGTACTCATCAAGCTGACCCAACAGGTCTAGTAGGTGTTACTGATGCTGATACAGACGGTACAATAGCAGACGAAGCTGACACAGTGTCAACACACGGTTCAGGTCTTGCTACATCAGCTGCAGAAAGATTGGGAGTCGGCGAGTCCGGCGACGGTTCTTTCGGCGAAATGGCTTTTTCAATTGAGAAATCAACTGTAACAGCTAAGTCAAGAGCTCTAAAAGCTGAGTACACAATGGAATTAGCACAAGACCTTAAAGCAATCCACGGATTGGATGCTGAAGGCGAATTGGCTAATATCCTTTCAGCTGAAATCTTGGCTGAAATCAACAGAGAAGTTGTAAGAACAATTTTAACAAAAGCTAAAATTGGTGCTCTTCAAACTTCTACTGCTGTAAGTGGTATTTTTGATGTTAACACAGACTCAGATGGAAGATGGATGGTAGAAAGATTTAAAGGTCTTATCATGCAGATTGAGAGAGAATGTAACATAATCGCTAAAGAAACAAGA